CGTCTGCCAGAAGTCAATGTGGCTGTTGGCGGGTCTAAGATTTCCTCTCACATGGACGGCTGGGCTATTGACTTTACTTGCAAGGACTTTGGCAATCCCTTGGCGGTCTGTAAGGCTATCGAGGCAGCAGGCATCAAGTTTGACCAGATGATCCACGAATTCGCAAGTTGGACACATATAAGTTTTGCGCCTGAGATGCGTGGTCAGAAGTTGACCATCTTTAGACCTCAGAACAAATACGCCATAGGTTTGTTGACGCAAGAGGAATACAACAAGGCTGTATGACGAATCTCTACCAACAGCTTCAGACGCCAGCCATACCAGACTTGCCTAACCCGCAAGACAAGTATGAGCGCCTGACTGTTGCCCAGACAAATGCATCTCTGAGAACTTACTTCACCAAGGTAAGTAACTTCTTGCAAAACATTGCGTCACCGCGTGGTGCGAGGTTCTTAAATGCTCCCTATGGCGCGTTTCAAGACTCCACAGACCAGACGGCTACGGCTAACACCGCCACGGTGATGACATTTAACACGACAGACTTCTCCAATGGCGTGTCTGTCGTGACAAGTGGCGGTAAGGCATCGAGACTGACTGTCGCACAGGCTGGTATCTATAACTTGCAATTTAGCGTGCAAATGCAAAACACCGATACGCAACTGCATGATGTAAGCATTTGGTTGCGTAAAGACGCTTCTGGAGCTGGTATAGATATAGATGGGTCGACTGGATTTGTTAGTGTTCCAAACTCTCATGGTGGAATTGACGGTCATATCATTGTTGGCTGGAACTATTTTGTCACTCTCAATGCAAACGACTTTGTGGAGATTTGGTGGTCTACTACGAATACGGCTGTGACCATCCAAGCCTATGCAGCAGGAACATCACCAACTAGACCGTCCACGGCTTCAATCGTTGCGACAATGACCTTTGTGTCCAATCTTTCAGCATAATTAGACCCTATGGCACTCGTACCTCTCAAAATCCCTGCTGGCGTATACCGCAATGGAACTGAATATCAGTCTATGGGTCGGTGGTACGACTCCAACCTTGTGCGTTGGTTTGAGAACACATTAAGACCTTGGGGTGGGTGGCGCAAGAGATCAAGCAGTCAAATGACTGGCGTTGCCAGAGGTTTATTGGCTTGGCGTGATAACTCTGGGTCGCGTTGGATCGCTGCTGGGACGCCATCAAAACTTTATGTAATGAATGAAGATGGGGTTTTGAAGGACATTACCCCTACGACTTTTACGACTGGAATTACAGACGCAACACTAAAGACTGGCTATGGATACGGTACTTATGGATCATATTCTTATGGTGTAGCGCGTCCAGACTTGGGTGGGGTAATTCCAGCAACCACTTGGACGATGGACTCTTGGGGCGAGTATTTGGTGGCGTGTTCATCTGCTGACGGTAAATTACTTGAATGGCAACTAGGCTTTTCTACGCCAACAAAGGCTGTGGCAATTACCAATGCTCCGACTTCCTGCGCTGCCGTGATGACTACGGCAGAGCGTTTTGTCTTTGCTCTTGGCGCGTCAGGAAATCCCCGCAAAGTAGCGTGGTGTGACCAAGAAAACAATACCGTCTGGACGCCATCGACTACCAATCAGGCTGGTGATTTTGAGATTAACTCGGTAGGCTCTCTCAAGTGCGGTAAGCGCGTCAGAGGCATCAATTTGCTCTTTACCGATGTGGATATCCATGTGGCGACTTACATCGGTCTGCCCTATGTTTATTCGTTTGAGAAGGCTGGATCAGGTTGTGGCGTGATCAGCTCTCAGGCAGTCGCAGCCATTGACACGGCAGCCATTTGGATGTCTAAGTCAGGATTCTGGGTGTACGACGGTTATGTCAAGCCTTTGGTGTCAGATGTTGGCGACTATATCTTCCAAAACATCAACTACAACCAATGTTCAAAAATCTATGCTGTCCACAACAGTAAGTATGGCGAGATCATCTGGTTTTACCCATCTAGCGCCAGCAATGAAAACGACTCCTATGTCGTCTATAACTACCGCGAGAACCATTGGGCGATTGGTTCTTTGGCGAGGACTGCTGGAACTGACAGAGGCGTATTTACCAATCCTTTGATGATTTCGTCAGATGGTTACATCTATGAGCATGAAGTAGGCTATGGATATGACGGTTCTACGCCATTCGCTGAGTCTGGTCCTTATGAGATTGGTGCTGGTGAAAACATTATGTCGGTGCGTCGAGTCATACCAGATGAGCAGACTTTGGGTGAAGTCGTGGTGTCATTCAAGACTCGGATGTATCCGACTTTGACTGAAACGACTTATGGACCGTATACGGCATCACAACCAACAGATGTAAGATTTGCAGCAAGACAGGTCAAAGTGCGTTATACGGGCAATGTATTAGAAGACTGGCGTGTAGGTATAAATAGATTTGATGTTGTACCAATGGGCAAGAGGTAATAAAGATGCAATATCCTAGTTATTTCACGCAAAATATACATGATATCAATGGTTTACTTAGCCCTTCTTATGGAAATTATGAATTCAATGGTCCTCAAAGTTTCTATGTTGGTAGCAATGAAGGATTATTAGGTTATGGTGGTGATTCAACTTCGTCATCTGTATCTCCATCAATAGGTTCTCCAACTGGCTCTGCAATAGGAGATATTGGTTACGCAATATCTAATATGACTGCTATTTCCCCTATGGCATCAGCAATTGCATCCGCAATGATGGATGCAATATCTTCAACTAGCGTCAATTCAGTTAACGCAACAAATGGAATGGATATAGCAAGCGATATAGCTACGGCTATGGGATTAAGTACAGCAGCAGGAGTCGATGGTCCTGCTGGCGCTAGTTCTAATGGCATGGGTAGCGATGTAGGTGGCGAAGGTGGTGTTTCTTCGTCATCTAGCGATAGCGGGTCTACTGGAGGAGATTCTGTCGGTAGTGATGGTACTGGTAGTGCTGGCGGTGATAGCGGATCGTCTGGCTCATCTAGTGGTGACGGTGGCTCTGGGGGTGGTGGCGATGGCAGTAGTGGCGACTACATTGGTGGCTTAATTGGAATGCCTGAGTACATACAGGGCATGGTTACAAGACAAAACACCTTTGGCAAGAATCCAGCAGGACCAGACGACGCATACCGCAAGACGCAACTAGGCGAATATGTCATCAAGAAATCAGCCGTCCAGAAGTATGGCAGGGGACTGCTTGACATGATAAATAACGAGGAAATCCCAAAGAGGAAACTCAAAGGGATTTTATGAACAAAAATTTGTAAGCGATGACTTAGAATTGAATGAACTGAAGGCGGGAAAAGTAACTGTATGTATCCGAAAGGATTACATCTTTTACTTAGAGTTTTTTGAGGGACTTCTTTGGTTTCACATTGACATACATCGGTGGTCTGGTGGAGTCAAGAGGTCATGTCAGAGGGATTTTGCTCTTATTGAGGATTTGATTGGGAAGCCTATCTACGCGCTGATACGCGAAGATGACATCAAACTTGCACGATTTGCCAAGTCATTTGGCTGGTCTGAGAAATGTCAAATAAAACTATTAGACGGATCGAAGGCTTTTATTTACACCAACGTGGTGTGACAAGGGAGATGTTATGGGTGGTGTCGTAAGTGATGTAGTGAGTGGCGTTGGCGATTTAGGCCAAAGCGTTATTAGTGGCGTTGATAAAGCATTAACTGGTCTTGATGACGCCATACCGAAAGAGGCAAAAATTGCAGCAGCTATTTATGCAGCAAGCCAAGGCTTACCAGTAGGTGCTGAAGGTTCTGTATTGTCTGGTGCAAATGCAGCAGTAGCTGCGGATAACGCATATCTTGCTTCGCAAGCGTTAACTCCAGCACAAGCTGCTGCTGCCGCTGCTGGATCAATTGAAGCCTCGCAATTAGCAGGACTTGCTGGTTCTGGTGGTGGAACAAATTTACTTAGTGGTGCAATAGACTGGGCAAAACAAAACCCATTATCAGCAGCAGGACTAGGACTCACCGCAGCCAAGGCATTGACTGGTAGCACACCAACATCATCTACAACAACAACATCCATTGACCCAGAAGTCAAGGCTGCTTACTTGCAAAACCTTGCAGAAGCAAGAGCAACGGCTGCTGGACTAGCGCCACGACAGTTTGCGCCATTCCCTGAGTACAACTTAGGCATGGTTCAGAAGTACATGAACCCATATGAGCAAAGCGTCATCCAAGGAACTCTTGGTGACATTGAACGCGCAAGACAGATGCAAATTGCACAGGAAGGCGCACAAGCCACGGGTGCTAGAGCGTTTGGTGGATCAAGACAAGCAGTTACTCGCTCCTTGGTAGACGAAGCAGCATTGCGTAACGCAACAAATGCAATTGCTCAACTACGCCAACAAGGATTTACTCAGGCGCAAAACCTTGGACTCTCACAAGAGGCATTGCGCCAGCAGTACGAGCAACAAAAGCTCGATGCAGCACGCAACTTAGGTTTAGAGCGTTTGAACGTGGCGCAAGGCGCATTGAGCTTGCAACCAGCAAACATTGGTGGCACATCAACAACACCTCTGTACCGCAACCCAACCGTCTCAGGACTTGGTGGCGCATTAAGTGGTGCGACTCTAGGCAGGCTCATTGGTGGTGACAAACTAGGAACTGAGTACGCAGGCTATGGGGCTGGTATTGGTGGCATTTTGGGACTCTTAGGGTAAGGGGTAAGACATGGCATTGACAGACTTCTCTGGCTTACTTTTTGGTTCTGGTGGTAGTGGCTTAGAGGGTTTCCTCACGCCAGAGCAACAGAGCAACATTCAAAACCAAGCGATGCTACAAGCAGCGTCTGCTTTGCTTGCTTCTGGTGGTCCAAGGCGTGAACCTATATCAGTAGGCCAAGCACTTGGCGGTGCTTTACAGGCTGGTTCTGCTGGGTATCAACAGGCACAGCAAGGTGCTATTCAGAATTTATTGGTACGCCAAAAATTACTTGAGGCTAAAAGACTTGAGGACTTTCGCAAGGCGTTACAAGAACAACAACTTCAACCACAGCAACCAGTAGGAGAAGTGGCAACCATTACACCAGAGCAAGCAATATCTGTTGGTGGTATGCCTGCTGGTCCTACCGTTGCGCGTGCAAACTTAATTGGTCAGCAATATAGAGTGCCTGCACCTCAGATGACTGAGCAAGAGATGCTGTATCAAGACGCAATGAATAAATACAAAATTGCTGAAAGATACGGCATGACAGAAGAGGCCACAAAGTATCTTGAAAAGGCTCAAAAGATCAAGCCAATAGAAAAGGTTACAGGATCACCATTTGAGGTGACAGATGCAGTAACTGGTAAACCAGTTATGGTTCAACAGTTTGATACTGGACGTTTGCAAACCGTTGCTGGATATGGTCCGAAGCGTGATGTTGTGTTGCAAGAACTTGGCGGTAAGGTGGTGGCTGTTGACAAGTCAAAACTTACTGGTGGCGAAACATACGCCAAGACACTTGCGCCACAAATTATTGGTGGTGCAGAAGCTGGTGGTTACTTCCAAGTTGGCGGTGGTGGTGGCGGTGTAGGCGGTGCTCCTCGTCCTACTGGCGCTCCAGCACCTAGTGGCGCACCTAGTGCCGTTGCACCTACTGGCGGTGCTGGCGCACCTCAAGTAACACCTTTTGGGATACAACCAATTATTCCATTGCAAGGCAAGACATTTGGAAATGAGAAAGACTTGCGTAATGAATTTCAAGCGCAAGTCAAGCCTTATGTTGAACTTGGTCAGGCTTATCAGAAGATTGAAACCGCAGCGAAAAATCCATCTCCTGCTGGTGACATTGCTATGGTTTACGGCTTTATGAAAGTGCTAGACCCATCATCTGTTGTGCGTGAAGGTGAATTTGCCACAGCCCAGAACGCTGGAAGCGTGCCTGATTCTGTACGCAATATGTACAACAAGGCTTTAAGTGGTGAGCGTCTCAACGAGAAGATTCGCTCTGACTTCTTGCAACAAGCTAGAAACCTTGTTGAATCTCAGCGTGTCATGTCTAACGACTTGATTGAGAGATACAAAGAAGTTGCAAAGAACTACAAACTTGATCCAAATCAGGTTGTTTTTGATCCATTTAAGCGCGTACAGACACCAGAACAGGTCATTAGTGGCGCAACCACAACAAACATTCCAAAGACTCGTCAAGAGTGGTGGCAAAGATTTAATCTAATAAAACCAAACGAGTAGAGGTTAAAGATGGCTGATACAAATATTGAGCGCGTCCAGAAAAATGTTAAGACCTTGCAAGATCAAGGTCAGTCACCTGACATTGTTGCGTCTTACTTAAAGTCAGAAGGATTTTCTGTAACGCGCTACGAGCAAGCTATTAAGAACGCAACGAAAGTTGGTGGCGCTCCTATTCCATCAACTATTGCAGGGCCATTCTTGCAAGGATTAACCTTCAATACTGCTGACGAGATTGAGGCTGCTTTTAGGGCTGGTGCTATTAGTGGCCCTCAATACGAACAGATGCTTTCGCGTGTACGCGCTGGATTAAAAGAATATGAAGAAAAATACCCAACACGCGCAACATTGGCAGAGATAGGTGGCGGTCTAGCACCTGTGGCTGCTGCACTTGGCGCAACATATTTGACTGGTGGA